TCATAGTCTTGCTGTATTACGTTTCACTTCGGCGATGTCAGCCTTAATATCTTTCAAGTATTTGGCTGAGTCTTCAGTATTCTCTCTGATTTGCTGTAACTCCAAATAGGAATTGGCCAGGATGGTACGTGTCTCGTCGGCGATGTTGTATAGGCCGGTCACTTGTGATGTCAAGGCACTGATGGAGCCTCGCAGTTCGGTAATGGCTACTGTCTGTTGCTGCTCTGCTGTCTCTATCCTAAGATTGGACTCATACACGGCAGTGAACCGACCGCTCAGTTCTCCGGCATCCTCGTGCGTCATTTCCGTACCGAATCCGCGGCTGGAGGCCGACTGCTGGGAACTGCTGCCAGCCTTGTCGTATCCGGTAGCTGCGGCAAGTTCATCCCGTAGTTTCAATGCTTCATTCACGTACCCCATATATTCGTTTTGGAGTGAATTACGTTCACTCTCACTCAGGTTTCCGTCCTTCATACTTTCACCGAATCTGTTCCACCAGTCTTCCAGCTTCTGGCTGTACATGTTACCGATTTTATCTGAAAGCATGGCACGCATAAAGTATTCGGATAGGTTATCCGCAAAATCTTCCGCCGAGGCATCCATATCCATGAGAGTATCTATGAAACTGTCATACATGGAATCAAAACTTATTCCGGTAAGCTGTTCGAAAAGCCCTTCTTTCAGTTCTTCGAGGTTTCCGGCCAGATCTGCATATTCACCTAATGCTTCAACGACACCATTCCCATAGCCTCCTTTCCCTGAATCGGCCATTTTCTGCCACAAATCCACATTCTGACGTAATAAATCCATCTGCTCCGGAGACATCTGCCACAAGGAATCTGTACCTGTGAACTCTGCCATGACATTTTCCCGAATCCATTGTATGTCACTTTCCGACCAGCCCATGTAATAGGCCCAGCTATGATGTTTACTGTGATAGCCAGCATTGGCCTGCGCTTTTGAAAGGACATTCTTGTTGTATTCCTCCTGATACTTGATGGCTTTATTGTACTCTGCTACGGATTTCTCGCTTCCCTTGCTGGATTTCATTTCTTCTGTAAGGGATTCGATGGCAGACTGCAACTTTTCGTTTCTGTCCGTGAGTCTGTTGATTGTATCCTGCACCTCTTTTTCGTTTCCTCCAATACCGAAGAGTTTGCTGAATCCTCCGAAAGTCAGGGTATCCCATATTCCACCTACAGACTTAAAGACACTACTGAATATGTTACCTATGAAACCATCCAACCCCTGTGTCCCGATGGCATCTAAAAGAGAAAATGCAGCTCCAATTATACCTCCAAGTTTCTCGCTCTCTTCTGCAAATATGTCTACTATATTTCCGGCCAAATCACCGACCTGAGAGAGGGAAATTTCAGAGTTTGAACCAAGCTGGGTAATGACGTTCGACAATGTGACAAGGTTGCTTGTCGTTTTATCTGTCGACTTTTGTACATTGACCTGAGCGTTCTGCTGTCTTTTCTGGGCATCATTCAGTTTCTTCGTGGCAGCTTCCTTCTGTTCATCTGTTCCGCTTCTCATGGCTTCGTTGTATTCCTCCTGAGCTTGTGACAGCTCTTCCTGTGCCTTGGCCAATTCGCTTAACTGTTCGGGTAGGTCGGCCAGCAATCCTCCTTTATCGATAAGAGTTGACTGGATGTTGCTCAACGCCTCGTCAACGACCTTCTTCTGGTCAACGGCCATGTTCTTGTATTCATCTGAGTTCTTGAACTCCCTAAGCTGCTGCTTTACCTTGTTCAAGGATTCTTTGGATACCTTGTCCAAGTCACCGAAGATAAGTTCCCAGTTGATTCCCTGTTTCAGCTTCTCAAGATCAAGAGAGGAGAGGGCTTTATCCATTTCTTTCTGGAGTATGTCCTTGTCTCCCTGAGTAGTGGCTTCCGAGATTTTACGGGTGTACTCAGCTATGATTGCATCACGTTTCTGCATAAATGTACCGTAGCTTTTCAGGTAACGTTCGTTGGCCTCGATTGCAGCTTGATTTTCAGTTTCTGTAATTTCGGCCAGACCTTTTTCACGCGACGTCATGGCATTAGACGCACGACTTCCTAATACTTCCCGCTGTTCAGACGTAAGCTTTCCTCCTTGCGCATCTTCCCATTTTTTGCGCTGTTTCCTAATTTCATCGATTTCTCGCTGGTAATCCAGCTCAATCTGTCTGCGCTTCTTTTCAGAACCTTCTTCCATCAGGTTGATTTCTTCCTGCTGATTGGTCCTGCGAAGCTGAAGGAGTTCTTCTGCAACCTGTTGCTGCTCTTTCTTTTGTCGCTCGGCATCTTTCTTCGCATCATTCTCTTGTTTGGCCAGAGTGTCTCCTGTTATACCACCGAGCGATTTATATGATTTTTCTGCCGCTTCCAACTCTTCTACAGCTTTCTTATAGGCTGACTCAGTACCTTTTTTAGCATCCTCTACAGCCTTTAATTTTGCTTCGTAAACAGCTTTTGCTTCTTTATATGCTTGCTGATACGACTTTTCCGATGCTTCTCTTTGCGATTCCAGGCCAAATATGGTGCCGTCAATCCCTTTTAGCGCTGCTTGCGCATTATTGAACCGTATTTGAACGTCAATAGGAATTGTTGCAAAAGGAAAATTCTTAATTTTTTCTTGCTCTTCCTGCAATATTTGTCTTGCTATATTGTATTCGCGTATAATCTGCTCACGATTACTTCTTGCTTCCATTAGCTTGACTTCTACAGGTTTCGAGTTTTCCTCTGTTTCCTTTTTCAGTCGATTATATTCGCTCAGGGCTGATTCCCACTTGTTAAGATTTGCTTTTGCTGATTCTATTTGTGAAGCAATTAATGGGGCACCTTGCCCGGCATTTTTTAAAGAAGCATTTAATGATTTTATTTTCTCCTCCCATTGTTGTATATTCTTTAGTATGTTTTCATAACTGTTCTTGTCTCGTTCCTTATTCAGTTCTTTATTTGCTTCTGCAAGATTGAGTACAGCCAGTTGTTCACGGGTATAAGCAGAAGAAAGTGCAGGAGAATACCTTTGCAGTTCCTCATAGGCCTTTATCTTTGAAAACTCTGTTTCTGTCTCATCTTGGATAACGCGTATCAGCTCTTCTATCTTTTTCTTGCGTTCCTCTTCCTGATTCGCAAAATTCTTTTGTTCTTCATTGAATTTTTGCTGTGCCTTTTCCGATGCGGTTGTGCTGTCATGAAAGGCCCACATAGTAGCAACAAGCCCGGCAAGAACCGTAGCTACCAGTACATACGGGTTAGCTTTCATAACCGTATTCAAAGCCTTTTGTGCTATCATTTGAGCTTTGGTAACCAAAATTGCAAGTTCCATTCTGGCCGTTAATGTATCCTGAGCTATTCGCACTACAATAAGAGCGGTTTTGTATGTCCCGTATGTAGCAATCAGTCCTATCAAAATCTTACCAACAGTTTCATAGTTCTCAATAAGACCTTTCAAGCCTGAAATACCTGCAGAAGCAATTCCCTGAGTATCTTTCCCAATCTCATTCAACATTGTATCCCAAGCATCTCCAAGGTTACTCAACTGCCCTGTAAGAGACTTAGACTGTTCTTGCATCAGGTTATAATAGATTCCTGATTCACTAGTCATATTTTTAAAGGCCTGTTCTACTTCTTTAAATCCTACCTTGCCTTCCTTTACTAAACCGGAAACTTCATCTTTTGTCACACCAAGCACTTTTGCCAGTTCCTCGTAGATGGGAATACCACGTCCTGCAAACTGACGAATATCGACAGCATAGGCCCTCCCTTGTGTCCTTAATGTGCCATAGAGATAGGCTATTTCACTAAGCTGGGAGCCAACACCGGCGGCTACATTCCCCAACATTACAAGCTCATCACCCACATTCTCGGCTGACGAGCCATAAGCAATCATTTGCTTGGCAGATGATGCCACCCCTTGAAGGTCAAAGGGCGTCTTTGCGGCAATATCCACCAGTTCCGACATCAGTTTATCTGCTTTTTCCTTACTTTTCAGCATGGTTGAAAAAGCAATTTCAAGCTGCTGGAATTGTCCTCGTACATTGACAAGTTCTGTGGCAAAGTTTTTCAAGGCAGTTACTCCACCTATTACACCAAGTACTTTGGTTAAGGAAACGGACATCTTTTCATTTGCTTCGACCGTTTCGCCGGCTTCTTCCTTAAAAGCTGCATATTCATCCTTCAGTCTCTTTACTGAAAGACGGGCTTCTGCCTGCTGTTGAGTAAGTCCAAACAAAATATCTTTCTGCTCCCTTAACTTATCGGTTTGAGCTTTTATCTGCTCCGACATACCGCTGGTATTACCACCCGACTTTACAGTTTCTCGGTATTTCTCTTTCAATAAAGTAAGCTCATTTTGTAATTGCCTAATGACACCCCTTTGTGAAGTAATATTTGCAGAGAGGTTGTTTACTGTTTGTGAAGCGCTGTAAATTCCATTTTTGAAATCACGCTCCATTGTAGCTCCAACTTTAGCCGCCTCGGTTACCAGCCCCATCATTTGTTGGCGAGCAGATGCCAATTGGGTTTCCAAAGCCCTTGCCGCTGCCGGAGATTTGTTCACGTCCATCTTTTTGAGTTGGGCTTCCAGCTTTTCACATTCTTGTCTTAGCTTTACGACCTGTTCCCAGTCACTTGATACACGGAATACGAGTGTTGCCATAAATAAAAATCTAAATATTAATGCTTAAAATTATGATATAAGCAAATAGTATTCAGACTTTTTGAAATCAAAAACGAAACAACTTGGCAATTGTCGTGTAATTTAACTTCTATTTTTGAATAATTAGACTCCATCTCGGAATAGAACAAAAAAGGCGCACCATTATGATGCGCCCGATTGTCAATTTGTTCTTTAATTTATATCAGAGCCTCACGGCTGGAATATCAAAACTTGACATTTGCCATTCTTTTAAGTATCTCATTGTATTTTGATTGTATGATAGCTCTTTGCTTTTCTGATGCTGTAATTATCTTTCCTTTATACTTTCGCATTACAGATTCATTTATACCTATTTCCTTTGCAAACTTACTGGCATTAATGAACGGAAATGCCTCAAAAAATCCACTTAAGTCATACACATACTCCACAGAATAGCCAGCTTTATACCAACTTGGAAATTCACCATGTTTTTCTTTGTAATATTCTGCCTGTTCCTCTAAAACAGAAATAAAGTCCTCTTTCGCTTCTTGTTCTGTAAGCCCAAAGCCATACGCACCGTTTACATCTTCAGAATAGATAGAGATTCCTCCATCATCTGCTTTTTCAATAATAGCCTGAATCTTCTTCATAATCGTGTATTTTAAGTTTTGTCAATTAAATGCACCCACCGAAGTGGGTGCTGTTCTTTTACTTCTTTAACCCCGCCTTTTTCATCATGCTGTCAAGAGTACCTTTAGGTATCTCTTTGGCCGGATGTCTGCCTACAGGGATAAAGTAGTCAAAGTCGGGATGAACATACTTGTGATGTTTCTTTCCCTTTTCGATTGTCCAGCCTGCTGACTCAATCAATTTGTAAAACTCTGAAAACTTCATAAATCAAAGAACTTTTAATTGACAATGCAAAGGTAACATTTTCGTTACTATTAAGCAAACTTTGTAACGTAAAAAAGTAACGTTTCTGTTGCTTTTTAACATTCTAATAGAGCCATATCTATTTCTTGTTTCTTCTTCTGCGCGAAGCCATGTCCTTACCCTTCACCTTCGTAACCTTGGTTCCGGTAACTATATGGAGCTTGTCACGCTGCATTAATACTAAATTCCTGTATGGTATCTCATAGACCACTTCCCGGTATGACAGATGCAGATTTTCCATGAACGAAGCTATCTGTCCCAAGAGAGTATCATTTCCTACAACCTCGGTTTCGCTGCCAGCAGACTTACGTTCCTCGCCAAGCTGACAGCTTTGAGAAAAACCTTTGAGTCAATCATAGAGAGTGCTTCATCCAATGCGTCCACATTCTCTTCGTATGTTCCTTTTGCCAGTTCTTCACTTAAACTTTCGTCACCAGCTATTAGCCAAGAGAGAGCCTTGCTGTAAGCCTCGCTTTCTCCAAGGGAGAGAAGCACTTCTTTCAAATTGTCTGCTTCTTTTACGCCTGACAAATGGGAGATTGCCCCGGCCAGCTTGTGGATAGTAGGAGGGTAGACCGTGTAGGCTTTCCCAGCGACAAACACCGTTCTGAAATCACTTCCGATAATGGATTCAGTTACTATTTTTGCTCCTTGATTCATAACTTAAAGAAAAAGGGTGAAGCTTGATATAGCCCCACCCGTTAAACAATCCTGAAAACTAATCGCCACCTTCTTGAACAAGAGTGATTTGTTTCTCTACGCTCTTGAAAGCATCAGACATGGAAGTAGATATGCTTCCAGACTGGGTGGTGTAGCCTACTTTTGATACCTCATAGGAAACGGATGTCCCAGATTTCACCCTCTTGGTCTTTACCGTTTGCCCGTCCAGCTTGACTGTAGCATCAGAAGGCGTTACCACGACCTTTACATCAGTTCATGCTTCTTTCACCTCTTCTGCATCGAACCAGTATTCAGGGGAAATAGCAGTGTCTTTAGGTTCCAGTTCAACCGCACTTACAGGAATACCGATGGCTTTATCCGTTGTTGATTCACGGGCACCTATGTCAGCACGGGGAATCACGCAATACTGGTCATCTTCAGTCATGAACACAATACATTTCTCGATATTTACCTTACCCCTTGTACGCTTCCAGCCTTTGTCGGTATTGATGACATCTCCACCCATAAGATCCTTCTTTGTCGGATAGTCATACTCACCGATAGTAAAGTTCACAGAGACATCTCCCATTTCCTTTTCACTGCGATAGGTCTGATTAGTAAGCTGGTTCTTATAGTTGGTTCGGCTGGCCTCTGCTTCCTCAAAAGTCCACGTATCCTGATGGATATTGGATACTTCTTTCAGTGTTTCTCCTTGCAAAAGAGTGTGCAAGGTCTGGCCCGTAACATCTGCAGAAATAGCACTTGTTTCGCCATACCAAAGTTTCTTGATATTTACAGCTGTGATTTTCTTTGATTCTGCCATATTATTTCACATTTAAAACTTCAAACAAAATTCTTACATTCACATAGTGACACTTTAAGGCTGTGTCCTCCTCAATTCCGATTGACTCGATGGAATAATGATAGGTTGTTCCGTCATAGCGTCCGGTCACTCCGTCAAACAATTCTTGCGCCTGTTTCTCCAGCTCGTTCAGACGTATTGTGTTAGCTTCACCTTCTTTCAAGTCAGGAACGCAAAGGTTCACTTCTACGAAAGACTTCTTCCAGTACGTCTCCGGTTGCTGCTTCTTAGAGTGAATGACAATCCTTTCGGACTTCATCGGCCCCGTCAGCTTCTTACCGTGTGGAACGATGTCAATTTCAAAAGGCTGGCAATCACGATAGAGTATGTTCGCTATGTCGGTGGTAACTATCATTTTATTTCCTCCTTTAATCGTTTCTCAGCATATATGGCTGCACCAGTCAAGACTTCGTAACCTTTGGATTCAACGAAAGAAGCGTATTCAGCTTCATTCCTCAACTCCAGTCCATCATCCTGAACTGAGTATTTGTTTGACTTACGGAGTGTTCCGGTATGATTCTGATAGCTTCCATTCTTTACAGCGTAATCGACAGCCTCTTTACCAACCTTCTCCTCAACGGCTTTCACCTCGGCATAACCTTGGTCGAAAAAGCTGTCCACGTCCGAAAAATCAAACTTTACAGCCATATCTCTGAGTAACCAAAATAATTCGTATTCTTCACCATGTAAACCTTGCCAGTTCCCCTGGTATTATCGCCATCCATACATCTGACTTCATCGCCAGCCTTCAGGGAGGTTTTCTTTTCACAGACTATGTGATAGTTCGGTCGGTACACCTCGCCGTTCTCCGAAGTAAACTCCTTGGTGGAGTTATCATCACACCGGCACTTACATACGTCCTGCCAGCTTTCTCCACCGGTTCCGGGAATAGGCCGGCCGAACTCGTCTGTTTCCATTGGAGTAATAACCTTGACTTGTAATATATGGGGAGCGAATATCATTGACGGAATCTGACTTTAGGTTTATCGCTTAACGTATCTTCAAGACCATACTTCTTGCACAAGAAAGAATAGTACTCCTTTACGCCTTTTGTATCCCATGACATAGAGAAACCGTTCTCGCTGATGGAAGTAGCACGAAGTAGAAGAGAGGGGATAAACTTCGCCATATACACCGAAACAAGTCCGATGTTTGACGGGCCCATCTCATCCTCTCCGCTTACTTCTGAAGACAAACTTATCTCCAAAAGGTCAGCCTCCGACAAGTTGATGCCGAAGGTCTGAAACTTCTGTGATATGTAGTCGTTTACTGTCATGCGTTCATGGTTGACAAATCAAAGTTCACAATCAGATTCGGGTTCGTAATCTGAGGAATCCACTCTGCAGTGTATTCCAAATAACGACCGTTCTTGTCCTTGTAACCGGAAATAAGCATATCACCGTCTGCCTGGGTGTAGTTACGTCCCGGTACGCCGTCCACTGCTTCGTACGGAGTGTGGAAACGCATATAACCGACCTTATCCTGTGGAAGCAAGGTGATACGGTCGTCGGCGTAAATCTGCACGTTCTTTCCGGTCTGGTCTTTTACGTAATCTTCCTTGATTTCAATGGCCGGAAGCCCGATGCCAGTGAACACTTGGGAAGCCAGTTGAGATGTAATCAACCCGGTTGAAAGATACATCTCATTTCCTGTAAGCTGCATCTTGAACTTGTCACCAAACTCAGCCGACCCGATGATATTCTTCACGAAAGTTCCTCGTGACATAATCATCTTCTGGAAATTACCGTAGTCCGCTTTCAGTGCATTAATCTGCTGCTGCAAATAGGTGATGAAGTTCGTCTTCGCACCAGTATCAGGCTTGATGAACTTGAACGGCAATTCAATGTTAAGAAGGTCAACGCCTCCGGCATTGTCATCCTTATTCTTGACTGTTGCTTCTCCGGTCATCAGAAGTGAACCTACAATAATATCCATGCGCTTGTGGGCTGCCAAAAGTACCTGGCGGTAATCATCATAGATGAAGTTCACGATTTCCTGCATGGCTGCTACCTGGTCGGCAGGTTTAGCTGCATTGAACTTGTCAATCAAGTCCTGAAGCTCAGACAAGCGGTCAATGGAAATCTGGTAAGCATCGCCAAGATAAGCGATTTCACCATATCCTGAGCCGATATTCCGGCGTTCACGGATAGGCTTCTCACCATAACGAGAGTTGATAGAACCGGCCATCACGCCAGTAACCAGCCCGATGTAGTCCTTGAACACACGGGTAGTCGTTCTACGGAAATCCAGGTATTGCTGCCAGTAGATAGTATCCTTACGTGTCTGAAGAACGCGCTGGATAACGGCGTTTACGATGTTGGGGTCATTAAACAGAGTATGAATAGTTAGCATCATATATTAGTCCTCCTTTCTTTATTTGCTTGCAATTATACCTGCTGCTCTCAACGATGCTAGAAGAGCATTAATTTTATCTTTCTCATCACCACCTGCTGCATCATCAACTTTTGCACCCTGCTTTACCAATCCCAAGGTACTTGAGTTAGCTGCCTGATAGGTAGTGTTATTGTCCGTCCAAGGTACTTCTACATACGCCTTTCCACCTTCCAATGCTACTGGATATTTCTTTCCGCTTTGAGAGAATCCCAACTGAATACCTCCCATCACAGAATCAGAAGCTTCTGGCAGTTCATACGAAACACCAGCCGGGGATTGCACGCCTGCAGCGTTGAACTGGAAATGCGGCATGTTAGCCTTATCAATGTCAGAGAAAGGCATAGCCAATTTGGTAGGCTCAATTTCAAATGCTCGCATCAAAAGAGCAACTAATACAACGCCTTCTTCTACTTGTACTCTTCCGTACAAAGCTGAGTTAGCAACTACCTTTGGAGTAGTACCGCTTACAGCTGTAGCTTCATAGAGTACAGTACCAGCTTCCACTGTTTCGCCAAAGTCGGCAGCCAGTGTCAACTTATCGAAAGCTTTGTCTGATTTGTCAATACTGTTGATGGTAGCTCCATGAGAACCATTACCCAGATGCATACCCACATAAGCCAAAGAGTTTTTCTTGATCTTCAAAGTGGTATTGGAACCGGTGGTAAACTTTTCATAGACTTCTACACGGATGGCCACCTGAGCGGTTTTCTTTACTAAGTCGGCGGCAATGGGAGTGAAGGATGGAAGAAATGAACCAGCAACAAGGTTGGTCGTATCCAGCTTGTAAGGCCCTCTGCGTCTTACTCCGGTAGAAACATCATAGCGTTCCTCGATGGACGGTTCAGGCTCCATGTAATACTTGTATCCTGCTGACATAAATTACTTGTTTTGTTGTTCGACAATAGATTTTGTGTCCGCCTCAATCATTTTGGCGAACTCACTCGCTTCTTTCTCCTGCTTCTGTTCGGCAGTCTCAGGAGCTTTGGATAACTGAAACCCGTTGTTAGACATATCCTGCTTCATGTCCTTGAAATAAGTGTCCAAGTCCGTGTTTTCAGGAATGTTGCGGTCTTTCAGCATAAATTCGGGAATACCGTACTTCTTCGCCACTGCTGAAATCTGAGAATTGCGCTGCGCCTGCGCTTCATTTTCCTCCATTTTGGCCAGCTTGTCGGCAAACGGCTTGATACCGGCGGCGATACCATCGGCAATCATCTTTGCGATGTCTGTCTCCTGCGGCTTTGGAGGGTCGTTTGGTTTCGGTGGTTCTGGTTTCGGATTCTCGATTGGTTTCCCGTCTTTCAGTCCATGCTTCTTCTCGTAGTTTGAAACAGCGGAAGTCTGCGCCTGTCCTGCACGGAAATCACCATAGTTTTGCATCACGTCCTGAAATGAGATACCCTCAACGATGGAGGTCACCTTCGTTTCGTCCGTTACACCCTCTGCCTTCTTTGTGGCGATACGGGTGAGTGTGGCAGTGTCCACCCCAGCGAATTTCTGTTGCAGTCCTGCCAAGATTTGTTCAAAGATTGTCATACCGTATGAATTTGATTAATAATTTCATACGGTAAATTTACTTATAGAGAAAGGGAAGGGGAAATTTAAAGGCTAACGATACGAAACAATTAGGGAAATGTTCGTTTTTAGGTAAAAAGAAAGCGTGACTACCTAAATAATCACGCTAGATCATCATCCAATTATACTTTTAAAATTTCAATATAGCTGCTTCTATTTCTTTTTTGTCAGAATCTTTTACGTTCCTTAAAGCATTCAGAAAAGGTAATATTAAAGAGTCATCAACGATGAACCAGACTGGGTTTTTAAATAATTTAGGGTATCTGGGATCATCTCCATAACCATTCCATCTCATTGCCATTCTCCTATCCCCATTTTTCCCAAATACCTATCGTTATAGAAAAATCATCATTTTCAAATACAACATTCTCAACCTTAAAATTACTTGGATTAACATCTTTCGCTTTCATTGTATGTACTATGCTCCTTTATATTTAATTAATAATCACAACAAATTTATAGCTGCCAGTTCCTCTGTCAGCGCATTAATACCTTTCTGAATCTTCTCTAATTGTTGTTTGCGTGGTTTGTGTACTCCAGCCGCATAATGCCACAACTGGCGTTCATTGATTCCGGTTATCCGGCTCAAAGCAGCTTTGGTAAAGATACTGCTGTAATAGTTGATGAAGGTGGCAGCATCTATCTTGAACTTCAATGTGAACTCTCCCTGCAAAATTTCCACTGGAGCGATGTTCATCTCCTTGCATGACTCCAGGTAAAGTTCAACAGCTTCCTTCATGTTCTTCTCGATTTCCTTCACGTCGTTACCGACAGTAATCACCGGAGCACCTTCAATATAGGCACTAAGATTATTTCCAGCATGTTCTACAATCACTTCTACGGTTCTCATACTACCTCCTTTTTATCATTAAACAAAAGAGGCGGGGGCTATTTTAGCCCCGCTTGCCTCAGAATGTTGTAATAAGTGCCTTTCTCAACGCCTTTCTTGCCGTGGTCGGGGACAATCACTACATGGCTACCATCAGTGTAAACCATGTGACTGCCTTTCTGCCTCACGAACCAAAAGCCATTTTCAGTAAGCAGCGTTACAACGTCTTTAACTGATTTGTAGCTCATAGCGTTTAAGACTTAATTACGATGCAAATATAGTAAAATAACGAATAATTACAAAGAAGTATTCATGTTTTTACTATGATAAAGAAAATAGCGATACCTCGAAAGATACCGCTATTCAAATAGTCAATGTTTTAGATTTATATCATTCTGTTTTGTATTATCCCCGTAAATATTCTGACTGAAGTGTTCTATTCTTCAGATTTGCTGCTGGAACTTTTAAGAGAGGAAAGCTGTTTCTGTTTCTCAATGTCGTTCTTCTGCTTCTCAGCCTGCTCTTCCTTGATGGCTTCAATCTCATCCAGAACTGCATCCACGTTTCCCACGAAGGTGATGGCCCGCTGTTGCGACCAGATTTCACCGTCCTTGGCCTTGATAGCTGTGTCTATCTTGTCTTTGATGTCCTCCAGCTTATACGGCTGCATCTGCACATCCACGTCAATAGTCTCGGAGGCTTCTTCTAGGGTGGAATTCACGGAACCCAAAGCTGATATGAGGAAATTTACCCGTCGTTGCATGAACTCGCCGACGGTTTCATTCAGATTCTCCACATTCAGGTGGGTGGACATGAACACATAGTCGAAAGTCACACCGGAAACGGCGTTACCTGTACCTTTCAGGGAGTCAAAGGAGATTCTAGGTGTATTGGTCAGTCCGTATATTTGACTTAACAGCGTCTCCACCTCAAATTTTACCGTATCGGGCACTTGAGACCAGGTAAGATACTGGGCATTTGCTCCCTGGCCGGTCAGCTCGACAACACGGTTCTTGAACTCACCGGAGAAATTCTCCACGTTACCAAAAAGCATGAGGATAGGGAAGAAGTGGTAGTCGATACAGTCTGCATAGTTTGAGAGAAGCTTCTCCAGTCTTACACGGAGACTCTTTATCTTCTCACAGTACGCTTCCGGACGGTACATATAAATCACCGGCATCTTCTTGAATCCATGAGCAAATGAGCCTTTGTCAGTCCAGTTGCTTGTCAGTTCCCACTGGTAAACCATATCCTTGGTAATGGTCATGAAACAGGTAATCTCTACATCGTTCAGGTCTTTTTTCTTATATTCACGGGATAGGGCTACTAAATCCCCCTGGTCATTGAAGAAAGGGTAGAGTTTGCCGCCACGGAACGGAGACCAGATGGCACTCTTTAAACGGTACTCAGGCTTTGACTTGCCGAAGATTCCTGAAATCTTTCGTTTGAGCTTTGCCCAGAAGCCGTCATCCCTAACCACATACCAGTACTCAGCTACTTCCTGCTCGGCCAGCCATGCCCGGACTACTTTCTTGTTCTGGTATTTCAACTTGTTTTTCTTGAACACCTGCTTCAATGTGGAAAGAAGGCTTTCTTCCGACTGGTCCGGCTGGCAATCAAGGACCGGTTCTGTTCCCACGGTGAAGGCAGTCTGAATGTTCACGATATCCTGCTCGATAGGAAGAGCAATCCTGTTCGGGTCAACTTCTTTCCTTACCGCCGGCTCAACATATTCTTTCCCGGTTTTCGGGTCTGTAATCCGTTTCTCAGGCTGGGTAGTGATTTTAATTTTCGGATATTTTTCTTCATCAATCACTATCTCATGTCTGTTCGGGTTCCAGTCGTTGTAAAGAGCGTGAGCGTTTGGTTGCTCGGTCTTTCGTCCTTTTTTCAGATAGTAGATTTTTCTCTCTACTTCCGGCATAGCTAAAATTTCTTCTATAGTCATATCTCAAAGTTTAATGTCCAAATATTCCTGAAACGTCTTTGGGCTTCATAATTCTACCGAGAAGTTCTCCCAGCACATAGTAGCGTGCAGCGTCAATACCGTGGTTATCGTGGTCTTCCGGTTCGTTGATGTAGTTTCCGTCCTTATCCTTTGCCCATACATAATTTCTGAACTCCCGTTGAAGGTTATAAGAACGCTTGGTGATGAATATTTCCATTCCCTTCATCTTGTCAATACCGGCATTGACAGATCCTTGTCCCTTCTCTACCGGATAAATCCGGATGCCACCGTTGTGTATTTCCTGTATCAGCCGTGGGTCAGCACTGTCGGCAATTACCTTCAGATTCCAGGGACGGAGAGTCTTTATAATATCCCCAGATAATAATCCAGTTCTATAATCCAGCTCATCCAAATACAGTGCATTGTCTATGATTCCACATCTGATAGCTGCTGTAGGATCATTGGTATAACCAAAATCCAGCCCGATTCCGACCTTCTTGCACCACATGGGGAACTCATCCACGATACCCCATTTCTTGAACACGGCACCTTCGGCCACGTCCGCCCAACGTCCGATAACCACATGAGCGTACTTCTCCGGATTCTTCTCTTTCATTTCCTTGACTTCTCTCAGGAACTCAGGAGAAAGGTTCTCTATATTGTCGAAGTAAGTCGTATGGATATGAAGTACATTCGGATGGGTGGAAATCTGTACCTGGACGCCGTCAATCTCCACCAGCCGATGAGTATTCTCGATGTATTTCTTGTAGATGAAATGGTTTGAATCGCATGGATTCATGATGATGATAATCCGGTTCTGAATTCCCTTCTTACGGATGGAGAGCATAATCTTGTCAAACTCGTCCTCACTGGTCCATTCCTCTGCTTCATCACATACAAAGGTGGTGATACCCTGAATAGATTTTAGTTTAGCGGTCTGATTCCCGGAAGAAGTCTTGATACCCCGGAACATGATACGGCTGCCGGTCATACGATTCACAATATCCGTCTTGGTGGTCTTGAAATACTTCGTGGTTCCGTCCAAATCAATCTTTTCCATCATTTCCGGAATAATAGACATGCCGGCCGATACCATCGTATATCGGGTATAAAGAATCTGGTGGACTATCTTCTCGGTGGGAGTCATCTCGAACGTCAGACGTTCAATGAAGGTTGAAGCGTTGAAAGACTTTCCCGATCCACGGCCACCGGTAATGAGAATGATAAACTTCTCGCTATCGGTATATAACGGATGATATATCGCTTGGGGTACAATCATTTCAGTTTGTCTTTAATCCATGAGTCAATAGATATTCCGTGGTCAATATCCTTTGGAATATCTGCGTCTTCGTCTTCTCGGTCTCCAAAACCTTCTTTTCTTCCTAATGTGGAAAGTAAATAGCGAATCATATACCCATCTGGACGTTCACGCCATCCGATAAAGTTCCCATTTTCATCTTTCTCAGGGATACCAAGCGCAAGTACACGTGCAGATACAAGGCATTCATCTACCAGAGAACCTCTTTCGTCGGTGATAGCATCTTTGAACTGGCAGTCTGTTCTGGCCCAATCATACACGGTTTTTCGGGTTACATTGAATACAGCAGCAACTTTAGAGAGATTTCCACCTGTTTTATGAAGGACCTCTCTGAATTTCGATATGTCTGGCTTCTTTCCCATGCGCGCGTATCTGTTTATTTTGATTACTCAATCAATTTCAAAACCTCTTCTCCTTTGGCAAATTTTTCATCCGTACTGATACCCAACAAATCACAAAAATCTGATTTTGTCTCAAAAGAAGAAAATGAAAGTATTATATAAGCATCTTCATCCTGCCTGTGCTGAAATGCAGATTCTTTTACTTGTTGCTTTACCGCTTTCATGTGTTCTTTCTTCTCTTCATATGGCAGTGCAGCATCTTCAGGAATAGGATTTTTTATACTATCGAAGTCTGTTGGCAATAACAAGTCATCTAATGACTCTGATAAGGAATTGGCATCAACTTCACTTATCGCAAGTATATCATTCAACTCATCAGGACTCAACCCGACTTCGGAATAGTCTATATCAGGCAAATAACTCGCGAGCAAATCTAAATCAGGCTTGGTGTTTCCTACTGCCATATAAGTAAGCTGTTCCTTTTCTTTTTTTTCGTCAAGGTTCACAACCTCCACTTTTACCTTATAGTCTGTATCAGAAGTACCATCGTATTTGTAATACATATCCATAGCCTTGATACGCCTGTGCCCATCTATTAGGTTTCCGCTTAATTCATTCCATACAATACCACCAAGAAAACCGACTTTTTGCAGGTTTTTCTTTTGCAGTCTAATACGTTCATCCGAATGCCTCTTAGGGTTTATCGGATTCAGATTTATCTGCGAACGTTTTATTATTCTTGTCTCACTTTGTTTCAGTTCCTTCATAATCATGCTCAAACAACAATCGTTCTACCATAGGGTATTCCTCTATAATCTTTTTCAAGTCTGCCGGGAAATTACTTCTGAGCCACAAAAGATAGTTCATATCGCTTATATTCGTTCCTGCCGACTGGCTGTTACCGTATTTCTCCGGCTTTATAAGACTTTTCTTTTCGATATAGTTCAGAATATCAACATTCTTGTAAGCTGATAGGGGATAACATTTCTTTTGCGCTTCATTGATAGCTTCATTTTTGTACGTCCTTAGCATCAACCGTCTGTTCATTGAGTCGGATTGTTTGAACCCGAAAAATGCCCAGTCTATATGATATTTTTCTCTGACTATCTCTGTAAGCTGCGCCATACTGTACTGCCTCTGCTTTTCGTTCTTTATACAACCCATGTAACCACTCTTACGATATGAATATACCGCAAAGTGAGGCACTTGTATGAACTTCACATTACCATATTTCTTGCAGGTGTAGTTGATGTATCTGTTAATATGCTGCAAGTCCTTGACTACATACATGTAAACACATACTATCTCTTTGAAATAGGGGTGCATAAGATCTAAAAGGGCTATACTGTCCTTACCCGATGCTGAGTGAAACAATATAACCCTATCTGTCAGCTCTGAGACTTGTTTAATTATGCTTATAGCCTTCTTCATGATTAAACAACTCTACCGCCAACTGCTCTGTTGATTCTCGCTCTCTGAGCAGCGTTTGTGCCCATTGATTGAAAACGTCCAGCTTCATAATCAGCTCTTGTTCGGTACGTTCTACCGTCTGAAGCTGTTGCATAAACTTCTGCCATAATCACTTTTTTAAGTTACACAATCTTTTACCTATATGCAGACAAAGCCGCATAAAGCGGCTTGACCTTTTTTATTTCAATCCATCATGATTGATTATTTCACAAATATGCAAGTAGTAGAATAACGGCGTTTCTTCGGGTGGATTCTTCTTGAACTCTTCTAACTGCTCATCAAACTCATGAAAGCCAAATTCTTCTTGCATGAACTTTATACCTTCTTCAGTAACCTCGCCAATACCGATTTCATCTATCGCCACATCAAGAAACCACGGGGCACCTGTGCTATAAAAATGAATTGCTTCTATATCAGTACGCAGAATAGGCTGGCACTCATTTTCACGTCCTTCTTTTCTCAATCTCTCGTTTTCTTCAAGTTGCTTGAAATTTGTAAACATCTTTTCGTATTTAGAACTTAGCTTACGAGCTTCTATAACTTTCTTGCCATTGAGAATATCCAAAGCATTAGCCTTCGTCATTATCAGCGAGTAGGCTTCTACTTCTTGGCCATTATATTTGATTGTTTTCATTTGATTATTAATATTTTACTATTCAAAAATAGTATATACTTACCTCAAAACAGAATAAATTGCTAGTACATACGAAACAATATGCCAATTGTTTCATTTTATACACACGCCAACTTAATGACGTGTGTATGAACGGTTTTTAAGCTGCCGATTTACTGTTTACTAAATCAAGTATAAACTTTCTACCAAGTTGCGTCCAACACAAGTATTGCTTTGCAACCTGCATACCAGTGGTATCACTTGTATAGGTGTGTGTCCTGTACTTGTCATAACCTAATCCCCTGTATTTGGCATAAAGCATGTAAACCCCATTCTGGTTGTACAATACGCCTAAATCTTTTAATATCTTGTACAGCTTTTTGGCACTCATGCCAAGTTCGTTGGCTATGATATTTGTTGTTATCAATCCTTCGCTTTGAAGGACATTGTCGAAGTAGGCAGCTTTTGGCGCCATCAGTCTGTTCTGTTCTTCTACCAGATTCTTTTCGGTTTCAAGTACAGATATTCGTTCTTTCTGCCTTTCGATGGTTGAGTTTGCTAACAGGATGGCTTTTGCCATGATTTCTTCTGGCGTATCATCCGATTTTACTGCCATATAACCGCCTTTAGTTCGGATTTCTTTCAGTATGGCTTTTACGCCTTTCTTGAACTGTTTGGCTATTGGCTTGCGGCTTTGCATCAGGACTTCATATAAACCGCTCTCTGTCAGCATCCAGACTTGACGGTTCTGACCTGACCGGAATAATGTTCCGACCAGCCTTTCATCTTCGTCTACTGTATTTACGAGTTTATTAAGGCTGCTTACATCGTATTCAATCCACTCTGCTACATCTTTAGCAAGAAACAACGGATTCTCTGCATTGCCGTAAACGGTAAGTTCTTTACCTAATAAAGTTGTTCTCTGTAAAACCTGTATCTCATTCATATTTTTTGAATTTAAGTTACCAATCTGACTCTTTACACACTCTGTCAATTCTTTATTGTTTGCGAAATACATCAAAGCTATCCCGATTTCTAGATACTGGCCGAAATACATGATTTCTCTTAGTTTCAATCCGTTTTCGGCTGCATACGTTTTTATTTGCAACATGTTCTTTGATTTCCATTCGCTTATGCTTATCCCGACATCAGAATTAAGCCCCTTGCAAGAAATATATATCCTGCCATTGTAGGTACAATAAGAAATTTGCTTATCTTTGTACCGTATGAATTGGGATTCATTTATGGTTTCTTTGTTCATACGCTGTAAAACCTGAATTAAACATATCCTCATTGATGGCCGGTCAATTCATCAATGAGGATTTTATTTTGACCGTAGTAGCAAGCTGGGATTTGAACCCATGCACACCTGAATGTCTTGCCTTGACCTGTCACGCCTGACATATAAAAAGGCAAATCTTAAAAGAGGTCTAAAGTGGCAGTTTACCCCTTGAAAGAAATGCCTTGAATATCTTTGCAGCGCAACTGCCACGAAGCGCATTTCATTCTATGGCAAAATTACCAACCGCCAAATGTTTATCCTAAAAATTGCCGTAATCAGAACAAACATTTGGCTGATTGTTTCAAAATAATCGTGTGAGGGATTTACATTGCAGTTTTCATCATGTTTGGATTAAAGCCTTGCATAAGATTACCTTCGCAGTCAAAAAAGGTGTCTTCTCGTAGCAGACTACCAATAAGTTCATTTGCAAGCCTAAATATCGGGTAAACTTCATCATTAGAGTCTATCATGCCATCTTTACAACATTTCTTTTCACTCAGAGAACGCAACAGCCAAAGTGTTTTCATGTAATACTGGTATTTTTCGGGGTTGTTGAACATTCGTTTTAATAACATAATGTTTGATTCAGTTATTACTGTTTCTTGTTTGTTAGTAAATGTTATCTTGTGCAATTCAGGATTAAAGTCTATAATTCTCATAAGTCATATTCTTTTAAATGTTAATACTAAGCTATCTTTATAAGGTTGCATTTTTTGAAACAACGCCATTCTTCTTTTTCACAATCGAAATACACCTGGCAGTTATCTGCTGTTTTCTTTGTACCCTTTGTCTCTGGTATTCTGCCACTCATTAAAGTACCGAAAGCCTGACGCAGTGTGCCGTCTGTTTTCTTGAAATAGAACTCAACCACCTTCTTATGAAGCAATGCACGAAGTTTGATATTAGTCCAAGCGCATTTCAATGCTTCACTCATTGAATAACCGTTCTTGCGTACAAATGACCAAGCAAGGTTCATAATCTCTTTTAATAGGTTTCTCTTTTCTGTTGCCATAGTTCTTATATTTATTAGTTCTTTAAATGCTGTTTAAATTTTATGCTGCAAATATAATTGATATTTAAATTATAGAACAAGCTTTCATAGTTAATAAAATCTAAATATAAAATTGATATTTAAATTATTTGCTTATTATTTAAATAGTAGATATTTTTGTGCTATAAAACTAAATTTAAATGAGAATTAAAGAATTGTTGCGAGAAAAAGGAATTACCGCAAAAGAACTGGCTTCTAAAATCGGTATGACTGAAACTGGGTTAAGTATCGCTATGGGAGATAATGGAAACCCACCATTAAAGAGATTAGAACAGATTGCCACCGCTTTAGGTGTGCCAGTAACAGAACTCTTTGATAAACCCAAAGAGGGAGTTATACACTGTCCTCACTGCGGTAAGGAGATAAAATTGAATCCGAATGTTTAATTTTAAATTTAGAATTATGAGAAAAATACTATTTATTTTATTGCCCACGTTTTTACTTGTGGGCTGTAAATCTCGCGAAGAAAAGGTAGCAGAACTTATAAAACAAGAAATGTTCAAAACCCTTTATGATTTTGAGAGTTATGAACCTGTTGAAACTAAAATAGATAGTGCATTTACATCTATATATACAGATTCAGTAATCAAATCTTATGCTTATATAGCACGCTCATTTCTCGATGACGTACAAGAAGGACTTGATAAAGTAAAAGATGCGCAAAGAACAGCAGAAATATGGAGAGATAGCTATTCATCTTATGGGAGGGGCAAGTATGAAGAAGCATACAATGAAATGAGAGAACATTTAGATGAAGTTAAATCAAAAATGAGTATTGTAAATGGTTATACAGATTCAATAAGAAATGCTTCTGTTGGCTTTAAACCTGAATTTTGCGGATGGAGGGTTAAACATAGATTTAGATGTAAAACCAAAGGTGGTAATTTTGATTTAGGCGATTATATTTATATTGTTGATAAAAGAGTAACTAAAATTATATATAAAGAAGACCCTGATGATGAATATACTAAAAAAGTAAATGGGTTAATTGAAGAAGCTGTTAGTTCAAAAAATGAACAGGAAGAAACTGATAGTGTTAGTGGTGCAACATCAAATATTTAAACACGATTATTCCAGCCCCGTTCCTTATGGTTCGGGGCTTTATCCTCTAAGAATCAAAATAGAGAAAGGAAAATAACCATGACAACAAACGAAATAGACAAATTAAGCCTTGAAAAAGCCCATGCCTTATTTGAAACAGGTGATATAGATAAAATTGGAGTAGGAACGGTGAAAGGATTGTGCGAGATTCACCGCTACTTGTTCGATGGCTTGTATGACTTTGCCGGAAAGGTACGTACATTGAACATCGCCAAAGGAAACTTCCGTTTTGCCAACTGCTTGTATCTTGATGCAATTCTCCCGGTTATAGAGAAGATGCCGGAAACGACATTTGATGAAATCATTGCCAAATATGTGGAAATGAATATCGCCCATCCATTTATGGAAGGCAACGGGCGAGCCACCCGTATTTGGCTGGATATGATATTGAAAAAACGTCTGAAAAAAGTAATAGACTGGCGCAATGTGGATAAAAACCTGTATCTACAAGCTATGGAACGCAGCCCTATAAATGATTTGGAACTCCGGGTATTGTTGCAACAGGCATTAACAGACCAAGTAGATGACCGTGAAGTAATATTCAAGGGGATTACTCAATCTTACTATTATGAGGGATATGAAGCATAAAACTAAAGCCGGAAGCATAACGCTCCGGCTTTCATATCATAACTAAGAAAGACCTTTGTAAAATTACTAAAACTATTACTGTATGGATACTTTTTTCAAGCCTTGGATCGGAAGTGAGTACCAACAAAAGAACTATAAGATTCTTGTTATTGGTGACAGCCATTATTGTGGTGGATGTGATAGATGTGGTGTCTATGGAAATTGCTCTTTTGAGGAAATGGAAGATTGCAGCAATTTTACACAAAGGATAGTGAAATCATATATTGATTTTAGAAAAGACATCGGCGAGAAGCAAGGGTGGATGACTAAAACATTTTACCCCTTTGACAAAATTTTCTATGGGAAAGAAAATGTAACAATGGAAGAAAGCCTAAAATTATGGAATAGCATATCTTTCTATAATTTTCTTCAAACTGCATACATAGAGGAGGCATCAAATGTGTTATATTCTAATGATGATTATGCTCTTTCCACTCCTCTTTTCTATAATGTAATTAAAGAACTGAAGCCCAATTTACTGATTGTATGGGGGAATAGAGCTTATAATCATTTGCCTAACACAAATTGGGAGGATGGTACAGATTATTATAATGGCAAGTATCTTATAGACAATGAGAATGAGATAAAATGCATAAGAATTTACCATCCTAGCAGAGCTAATGTATCATATTGGCATTCTGTACTAACTGATTTTATAGGGATGGAACCAAATAAGCTATTATAACATAGCTATTTTGAGTGTTACAGTTTGATGATTACCATTCTGTATATTATTGACGAAAAGCCGGAAACATAGCGTCCCGGCTTTTCTATTATCTTACAATTTTTAATCGAAACATTTTTTTATCCTTTTCACAGAAATCTTGAATTATATCAATAGGAAGTTTAAAAGCTTTAGACAAATCATTCATTGTATATCCAAGTTCTGTTTTAAATAAAGAATAGGCCTCATAGAAAACAGATGGCTCATCTATATCTACATTTATAGGTTCATGCTTAGTATAACCTCTTCTGCTAAGTTCTATATAGAAATACTTATATTTATTTTCATCTATACATGCTAATTCTTTGGCCCTTCTAATAATTGAAGCCATTGATGTAAGCCAATATTCTTTCAATGGAGCCAAATAGTTCAAACGTAAATTTCTAAGAGACGGCTTGATAGACTCGGAAGGCATTAAAAATTCTGCAGCAAATCTAAAAGCCTCATTCTCTTTGTCTCTATAATCTGGAATTGGATAGTTAGGAGACAAATGCATGATAATATGTCCTAATTCATGTGCTATTGTCAATCTTTTATGGTCATTGCTAAAATTCTTATTTAATACTAATACAAATGCTCCTTTATCAGTTGTGAATGACACTCCATCAAAAATATCTTCGTCATAGTCTTTTTCTACTATAATAACGCCATATTTTTCCAATAAAGTACAGATGTCCTTTACCGGTTCTGAATCCGGAATTCCCATATATCTACGTGTAAATTTCGCTGCAGACTCAGGAGTATAACCTTCTTCAAGGTCAATAAATCTTAGATTCATTTCAGGGAACTCAATAGAATCAGACATTTCATCTACTAAATATCCAATAATTTTATTTGAGTAATCGATGTGACAACGATCCTTTTTACTGATTCCGCTTCTTCTTCTATAGTGGGCATTATCGACATTATTACCTATCTTTACATTGTAGAATTCTTCAGGAAAGCCCAAAAAGTCAATAATCCGTTTCACAACATCAGCAGATAATATTCCCAATCCTTTTTCAAATTTAGACAAATTGGATTGCGATAAGCCCGGAATTTTTGATGCTAATTCTGTTTGTGAATAGCCACGATATTCCCTGACAAATGTTAGCTGCTTATAATTGAAATTCATAATCGTATGTTTAATTTCCAATTTAAGACTGTGGTCTTAAATATTATTACTATAAAAACATCCAGTGGCAGACGGGTTAATAATTTATGTTATTTATTCTCGGCTGTTTTGGCTTTATTAGCACCTTTCAGTGATACAGATGCTGCAGGAACAGACGGTTTCAAAACAACTGTCGGTTTCAGACCTTCTGTAGCAGGTTTGTTTATAGCCCATTTAACCTTGTTTTCATCTATATAAACCAGCTTTGGGTCAACTAATTCACCAAATTGATTCTTTTTGTAACCAAAAAACAAAATAGGAGCTGTTGGGTCCTCGTCGTCCTGAAACAATCTCCCTTGCAATTGGTTCTCTATCGAATCAGTCATTTTTGTACGTATGTTCATCGGCATATCATTCTTATCCAATTTCTTGAACAGAATTATATATCCCTTCACATAAAGCATGAATCTACCATACTTTCCAGTTTTCCAATCTCTACTAAAATACTTCTGTATTGATTGTACTATTTTGACATTCAACAAGTGTGCTTCAAATCCTCTCATACGAGCTTCTGGAGGAGTTAGCACTATCTCTTTATTATACTGTTTTACTGCATCTCCGTATGCTTCAAACAGTTTTGTGAGAATTGAACCTAGTTCAATTTCACATTCTTTTGCGCTAATTATACGCTTCCTCTTTTGTTTTTCTGTAAATTTGCAATTCATTAATTAATAAAAAAATTATGTCCACCACTGGACTTGAAGAAATCTCTGTTGCAGCAGAGATTTTTTCTCCAGCAAAGATATATAATTTTTCTTGAAAGTTGTATATAATTATTTCGAAAAATTGTATTTTACATCTTGGAGGTAGTAATATCATTCCACTTCTACTTGATTAGTCCTTTGACCTTCAATCTTTCTAAAATCTGGTTGTAAAGATACTCTATATCTTGCCGGAAATCCTTATACTGCTGGTAGATAAAGGAAACATCAGCGATATTGTTTGATATTACACACGGGGACACATCTGGGAACACGCCGGAAATTTCTGCCCGGATACCGTTCGGTAGCCGTCCGCCGGCAAGCACACTAGGGGCGAACAAGAACAACACGATAAAGAGGAACTTCTTTCGCTGGGTAACACTTTCCGGATTGGGCGGACAATCTGCCCCGGAAAGTATCTCTCTGAACCACTCATAAATCTCCGGGATGAGAGTAAAATCAGTCAGGATAGGGGAGGATAACTCCTGCTCACGTTCTGATAATCTTGATTTCTGTTCACGTATTGATTTCAACTCCACGATTGATGAAAATTCTTTTGTCATAGCACGATTTATTTAGTTGGAAATTCTTATATTTGCATCATAATCGTGTGGGGGAGTTGGCTTCTATTCGTGTGGGCTGGCTCCCTTTTTCTGTTCAATAGATAATTTGTTGTATGTATGAAAGATTTTGATAGAATAGTCAATAATCCTTTATTAATAAGAGTCCTAAAGAAAGGGAGTAAGGTCATTAGAGTAAGACTGCATAATAAGGAGAATGATTTATTTCGTCACAAGTCAGAAGTCTCATATGCCCCTGCAAAAAACACTAGTTTAATGAGGGCTAATTTCAAAAATGAGCCAATGTTTTATGGAGCTATTTTTTCCGAAAGCCTGAAAGATGACGGTGTACCACGATTAACTTGTTTACTTGAAACGCATAAAGGAGTCAGTGATGATAATTATATTGGAATTAGAGATTTAACCTATTCTGCCTGGAGAAATAAGCGTGATATAAATCTTTTTGTCATTCCTATTTTTGATAGTTATGAAAATCCACCAGTTGATTTTGTTTGGTATTTTGAAATGTGGAAACATTTAATTCAAGAATATAATCTCAATGATGATGACATTATTCTTTTGAAAGAACTTTCTCAAAAATTTGCATTTGTGCCAACAAACCCAGATGAAGAGAAAGAATGTTATTCATACACAGCAGAATTTACAAAGAAATTACTTGATTCTTTCCCTCAAATAGACGGTGTAATGTATCCTAGTTCTAAACTTGGAAAAGATGGAATGGGTATAAATGTTGCTATTAGACCTAGTGTAATAGATGAAGATTTTGAGCTTATTGGTTGCTCTCTTTGTAGATTCTTTAAACGTAGTAAGTCTCAACAACTGGTTTTAACATATAAAAGAGGTAAAGTGCAAAGTAATGATGCCATATCATATAATTTGGATAAAGAATATTATAGAGATTTAGATCTTGTCAATCAAAAAGACCCATCTTTTGAAATCAAAAAAATGGAATTTAACTATTAACCAATACATTAAAGGTCATCTTATATTAGTGCTTTGTGAATACCCGGTAACTGTTTTGTGGCGGTGACCGGGTATTCACAAAGCACTGACAAGGACTATCAGTGGATTATTTGTCATGGTTCTTGTAATATTACAGAAACGCAAAATACTTAACACATGGAAGCTATAGCACAATTTCTATCTTCTTTAAAAGAAAATGAAAAATCAATCATCATAACAATAATTGCAAACGCTTTAACAATATACATGTTATGCTTTGTCGGAATAGAAGAGTTTAAAACATATTTATGGTATCAACAAATCATAATACCATGTTCACTTTCTATCGCATACACTACAACCTTTTATTCCATTATCATTAGTATATTAGGTATATTCTTCATCTTTAAAGGTTGTAGAGATATTTGTTCTTTTATGATGGAAGATAATTATAAATGGTTCTTTTGTATTTTCTCATTAGCGAACTGTTCAACATTATTAGAAGTTGCATCAACACTTATAGATAAATCTCACCTTTTTTGCATATTCAATATCGCACGAGGAACTGGCTTTGTTATATTAGGATTTATGACATTGCTAATAATAAAAGCAATCATCGGTTTTTTTGTTAAAGACAAGAGAACTCCCAAAAACTAAGTTTCCCTTTCACATTCAGAACAGGCTTGTCAAACAGAACCGCATCCTTCAGCACCCAGTTCCAACAACCTTTCTCAGCCCAGACTGAAGGATGGTTCTGTACACAATCGGTTATAACCACGCTGCCGATGATAGCACCTTTGGGGAATCCGTCATACGTACAGTTAAAAATCAAAGATTGTGATTTCCGTCTGATTATATCATATTGCAAAAAGCTGTATCTAAATTCTGGTTTACTCGATGCAGCATGAATCAGTACCCTTTGGCCGATGTACTTCTGAGGACACTTCCAAGTCCGGTTTTCAATGTCTTTGATACCGTGAGCGATTAGGCTTGCCCACGGCTGTTTGATGGATATTGCTTGCATATTTAAAATATTATTTCTTTTTTTACAAAAAATACTATTAAATAATATGGAATCGTTTACAAATGAATTTCTGCTTAAAATAGCAGGTCTTATAATCACTTTATTGGGTATCATAGTCCCAATGTATAAATTTATTTCAGAAAAAAATCTTAAGCAAAGAGATTTGAGATTTAATACGTATCATCTATTAATTAAAGATTTAGTAGAACCGGATAAAGAAACTGGAAAAATTATGCTTGATAGACAGATTGCCACATGTTTTGAATTAAGACATTTCCCAGAATACTTTGAACTCACAAGAAGGATTCTTTGTGACTTATATTCACAATGGGGACAAGATACTAGAAATGAACGAATTTTAAAAGAAATCAAATATACTCTCAAATATATCAAAATATATAACTATACTTTTTTTATTTTCTTAAGAGCCTTTGGATTTGATTTTATATGCAAGCCTATAGTTAACACTTTAATAAAATCATACTACAATTACAACTCATATAATGATGAATTAATGAACTCATTATAGTTTTAACTAATAATTATCATTTACACAAAATGATAGGACATATTTTTTGTCCATCCATAATAGACCTTCAGTTTTCCCATAATTAATTCTTCATAAAACATATCCAATGTGTATTTGAGCGTTTTCCTGATATGTGACCAAATATTGGCTTTTCAGATGTCAATTTCAAAACCTCAGAAACCTTTACGTCCGTTTCATTCCATTTGAAAATCAGAAATCCACCTGATTTAAGGACCCTAAAGCATTCCTTGAAGCCTTTTGAAAGCATATCTCTCCAATCGGAATATAACGCTCCATATTTTATTTGCTGGTAACCAGTCGGCATAGCTTTTTCGCTAAGGGAACCATACATATCAACCATTTTAGATTTCTTTCCCCTGCTATAGACTAAATGAGGTGGGTCAAATACAACCATAGAAAATGTACAATCTTCGTATGGCATGTTAGTAAAACCACATTGAACATCAGGGTTTACTTCAAAAATCCTACCGTCACAAAGAGTTGTCTTTATTTTTCGAATATCTTGGAATAATACCCTATCATCAGATTTGTCGAAATAAAACATCTTGCCACCACAGCAAGCATCCAATATTGGTTTCATATCCTTCTCCTTTCCACCTATCCCAGCAGCCACCACATGACTGCCAGGAACAGGTAATACAATTTCGTTTTCATTGATTATTTCTCCTTCTTTCAACTAATAATTCTAACCGTTTCTCACACTCCGCACACTCGATTTTCTTGCGCTCCAGTTTCTCGCGGAACTTAACCAGCTCCTCGTCCGTATTCTCATCAAAGAACATGTTGTTCTGACGGTTTTGCTCAATATAGTTCTTCATCATCCGTTCCGCTTTCGTCACCTGGGCTTTGACAGAAATTAGCTTAGACAGACAACTATTAAGTCCCATCGATTCTCCTGAACGCTTATCATAGTGATACAGACTTATACCAATAATCTGTTTTGGATATTGACACTGAAATTTCGCCATCCTCCATCTAATCACCCATTGGTAGCGGAAATACATTTCACGGGGAAGGTCGTAGTGATAAAGACTTACTTGTTTATCTGCATATCCGTAATAAAGAGTGGCTTCAACCCATTGCTCAATCTTCAGTTCCCTTTCAGCTTTGGCCAAATCCTTAGCCATCTGGAACCAGTCATCCATACTTTCCTGCTTTCCCATATCATTCAAATTTCAATTCAAGTTGTGAGTAAGGTTCTTTATACTCAGGATTTGAAAAAAGGAAAGCATTTCTAAGCGCCTCTGAGATTCTTTCACTCATGTCCTTAGAAACATTGTTCTTGTCAGCTTCTCTGTTAATCAGCAAGCATCTTTCAAGGCTACCATTGATAGGCTTCTCGTCGAGGAACAGGCTGTACTCAGTAAATATCCGGTTCTGACGTTTACCTTCCTTTTCTTCTTCATCAGTCTGGTACCGTTCAAATACGGTGTCTTGAAGTGTTCTTAGACATCTTTGCCCACGGTCACTTCTGCAACCCTGTGCATCATTCTCGAACATGACAGATATTGCACGTTTCTTGCGAATCTTACCTATCTTTGCCCATCCATAATACACTTTTAACTTTCCCATCTCACTTATTAATTACTATTGCTATAGTTTTAGTTCCAGTTCCGCTTTCCTTGAAAGTGCCTTCTTCAATCTCGAATTTCTTCCCTCCATTATCCTCCAGCCATTGTCTAAAATCCTTACACTCAGATTCACTTCCAAATTCCCAGTGAGGACCAGTTATTGCAGCCAGGACACCGCCGGGATTTAAACACTCATACATACGCCTTACATGCCGAATGTCCTGATTTTTACTGAATGGTGGATTTGCTATAATCTTATCATACTGTGCAATATCACACTTCGTGAAGTCATCTCCAAGAATACGTATATTATCCTTTTTTGCTAAAATCTCCTTATTCTCCGGCATAAGTTCATAGCAATCTACAATTACGTCCGGACAG